GCTTCGATGGGCAAGGCAATATCATTGCGGAGGTGCCACAGAAAGCACCTAGAGATACATTGGTTCAAGGCCCAGGTTTTGGCATGACCCCAGCGCCAACAGGTGGTCAGCTGTTACCTGCTTTGCCGTCTGTTACGCCTCAACCTGTAGGCCCACTTCCAGGTTTGCGTCCAGAGGTGACGGGCTTACCAGGGCTAGCTCCTATATCTGGTGGATTGCCTGGGCTTGCGCCAGTACAGGGTGCTCTGCCTGGAGTCTCTTATACTGCTCCTACCGGATTGCCTGCGTTAGCTCCTACGCCAACAACTGGACTTCCAGGATTAAATATTGTCGGCCCCGAGCAATTGCCAGGGTTGCCAACACCTGTGCAGCCTGAGTTGCCGCGTATATCGCCTATTGCTCAAGTAGGCCCAGCATTAGGGCCTACAGCGCAAATGGCAGGAGCGTTAGCGCCTACAGCACAGATGGGGCCAGCATTGGGCCCTGTATTGCCAACAGATTTGCCTACAATCGGCGCAAATATACAGCAGGACTCTTTGTTCCAAGCGCTTAAGCGCGAGGCTATAGGCGGCATTGAAGCCTCAGCAGCGGCACGCGGAAAACTGTTTAGTGGCACTACACCTCAGGCCATTGCTGAGCGCGTACAAAACCTTGCGCTGGCGCGTGCTGGTGACATTCAAGCTCAAAACATTGCCGCACGTCAGCAGTTAATGGGTGAGGCTCAACAGCAGTTTGGTCAACAGCTTGCAGCTAGACAGCTTGGCGGTGCTGAAGCAGAGCGTCTTTTCTCCCAACAAATTGCAGCGCAAGGCATGGCAGGCACAGAGGCCGAGCGCCTTTTTGCGCAGCAACTTGCCGCCCGCCAGCTTGGTGGTGCCGAGGCCGAGCGTGCGTTTGCCCAACAGGTGCAAGCGCGTCAGATTGCAGGAGCAGAAGGCGGTCAAGCATTCCAGCAGGCCCTCGCGTTGCGTGAATTGGCAGGCTCAGAAGCGGCACGTCAGTTTGGGCAGCAATTGGCTGCACGCCAGCAACTTATGGGCGAAGGCGGTCAAGTATTTGGTGAGACCGTTACCGCTCGACAGCTTGGCAGTGCCGAGGCTCAACAAGCATTTGCGCAACAAATGGCACTACGTCAGCTTGCCGGTGCAGAGGTTGGCGATGTGTTTGGTCGCAGCCTTGCGGCTCGTCAATTGGCAGGCGCAGAAGCTGGAGACATATTTGGTCGAAGCTTGGCAGCGCAGCAACAGGCGGCAGCGTTACAAGGTCAGACCTTTGGTCAAAGCTTAGCAGCGCGTCAGGCGCTATTGGCTCAACAGCAGCAACAGCAAGCCACAGCTATGGCGTTACGCAGTCAGTTGATAGGCGAGCGTGGGACGCTGTTTGGGCAAGAGCTTGCGGCGCGTCAGGCATTGCTTGGCGAGCGCATCGGCGAGCAAGAGCGTCAATACCAGCAGCTTTTCAATCTCGCTCAGCTTGGTCAGGCGGCGGCAGCAGGCCAAGCGGCAGGCATACAGTCGGCAGCTGGAAACATTGGCGGTTTGCTGGGGCAGCAAGCAAATGCATTGGCAGCAGCACAGGTTGGCGCTGCAAACGCTCAGTCTCAAATGTTCCAAGGTCTGCTAGGCGCTGGCGCTACATTGGGCGCAGCAGGTCTTATTGGCGGCAAATTTGGTTAAGAGGTAAGAAATGGCAATCGACCCAAATATACCTTTGATGGCTAGAGGCATAGATTTAGGCCAAGTATTAACGACTGGCTTGCAAGGCGCTCAGTCAATCATGGCTATGCAGCAAATGCAGGAAGAGGCTAGACGTCGCAGACTTATGGCCCCCTACGAAGAGCAATTGGCAAAGCTAAAGCTCGAAGCTGCACCTATTGAATTGGAAGAAAAAAGACTTTCCAATCAAGAAAAGATGCAGCTTATGGGTATCCGTGGAAATTACATGGTTGCTCAAAAATTAACGCCATTAATTGCTCAAGGAAAATATGACGAAGCAATTAAAGTGGCAGAAAAAAGCAAACTTTTTGCAGATGATCAAACTAAGCAAACTATTGTATCCATGCTTAAAAACAAGGATGCCGTAGGGCTAGTATCTGCTATTACGTCAGCAGAAAGTGACGCACTCAATTTCGGCGTTATAAAGCCTAAAGAGGCCACGGATGTTAGAACTGCGTTAGAGAAAAACGCAGAAGCAGCAGGTTTTACGCCTGGAACACCAGAGTTTAGGCAGTTTGTGCGTGAGCAAATGGCAAAGCCAAGAGGCACACAAGTTACTGTAACTCAAGGAATGCAAGATTTGCCAGCAGCAGTACAGACCAAAATAAATGATTTGTATGATGGTGCTGCTAAATCAGAACTTAGTTCATCAAATTATTTAGACCTTGCTAACCGCATAGGCGCTACTCAATTTGGAACAAGTGGCGTTGCTGCTCAAGTTAAAGACTTTTTTGTTAATGCTGTAGGCGGCGATGATGCCGAAACGGTATTGCGACAAGAATTTACTAGAGCAAGAAACTCTGAAGTAATAAAAGCTATGCCTCCTGGACCGCAAACTGACAAAGACGTAGCCATATTTTCTGAAGGCATTGAAAAAGCATGGGCATCGCCTCAGCGTTTGCAAGCGTTTTTGCGTGGCGCTGCAAAAGTAGAGTCGATTCAATCTCAAATTAATACGGCTAAGGCCGATTGGTTAAGTACTAATCGCAGCCTATCACGTGCAAAAGAAGCGTTTACATCGGGCAATTATGACGTTGCTAAAGGCGAATCATTTTTAGATTTGCAGCGTAGAATTGTAAAAGCACAAAACGAAATTTTTTCACAGCAAAGCATGTTCCCTGTTACGCCTCAATCGCCAAGACCACAGCAAGGCATGGCTACACAAGAAATTGGCATGGACGTGCTTAATCTGAACGAATTTGGCCCTGGGCCTACTAACGCGCCTCTACCTGTGCCAACAGGAGCGGCACCAGCTGCTATGTCTGCACCAGCGGCTACAACTGGGTTTAAGCTTCTAAATAAAAAACGAATAGGGCAATGAGGAAACATCATGGCAGAAGCTAAGAAAAAGCCCAAAAACGTCATCTATGAAGTCATGGCCCCCGATGGGAAAACCCTTCTTGAAATTGAGGGACCAGAGGGTGCTAGTGAGCAGCAAGTATTGCAGGCCGCATCTGGTTTGTACCGCCAGCAATTGCAAAGTTTAGCGGCTACCACGGATGTGCCTGTTCTTGATCAATTTGGGCAAGTGGTACAGCCGCCACAAGTGCAGCCTAGACCATTAACCATCGGCGAACGCTTAACAGGTGCTGCCGAAACAGCAGGCACACTAATAAGCGGCGTTCCTGCTGCTATTGGTCAAGTTGGTGGGACCCTTGGCGCTCTTGCAGCTGCTGGTGTGAGAGGTGAGATAGGCTCACCAGAAGCCGCTAGATTGGCGCAAGAGGTCGCTATGCAGCAGGCCCAACGTCAGCTATACATGCCACAAACACAAGCTGGTCAGCAGATGGTACAGGCTGTAGGGCAAGCGGCAGAACTAGTGCCTCCATTTTTGCCCATGGCGGCAGAATTGCAGGCAGCTAGTAGATTTGCTGGTCCTGCGGCTATGCAGGCTCCAATGGCAACTAGGCGAGCGGCAGAGCAGGCGGCAGCTGGCGTACAAGGCGCTGCGCAAGAAGTTGCTCAAGAAGCTAGAGCTGTTGGGCAAGGATTGGCAAGAATAGCAACTGAGCCAACACCTCAGCAGCAAGCTATTATCCAGACGATAAAGCAAGATCCTTATAATACTGACGTTGTTAGTTATCAGCTTGTTGGCAACAAATTAAAAGCTGATAAACCAGCTAACGAAGCCATTAAACAAGGATGGAAAGAAGGTGCTGTTGCAGCTATTAAAGCATCGTCTGACGAAGACCGTATAAGAATGCAAAAAATGCTTGACGTTTACAAGCAAGGCAAAAAGGACGAAAGATTTAGAGCGCTGAATCGTCCTGCTGACATTCTTGGAGAATCATTGAACAATAGAATTCAATTCTTGAATAACACAAGAAAACGAGCAGGAAAAGATATAGAGCGCATAGCAAAAGAACAACTTAGAGGTAAAAGTGTAAATTACGCTCCAGCAATAGATCAGTTTATTTCTGATCTTAATGAAATAAATGTTGGCGTTGTAATGGGCCAAGATGGTATTGCAAGAGCCGTATTAAGAGGTTCAGATATTGAAGGTGATACGCAGGCTCAAAAAATAATTAATTCAACGCTGAAACGACTTAGCACTGAAGCGCCACCTGATGCTTATGGCGTTCATACTGCAAAACGATTTATAGATACGCAAGTTGATTATGGAAAGCGTAACAATAAAAACCCTTTAACAAGGCAAGCAGAAAACATATTAAAAAACTTAAGACGTAATCTGAATCAAACCTTAAATGCTGAATTTAGTGATTATGGCGCGGCCAACACAAAGTATTATGAAACGAAACAAGCCTTAGATAACATGCAAGATGCTGTAGGGTCAAAACTTGATTTTGATAGCCCTAATGCTGCTGCTGCATTTGGCACAGCAAGTCGCAGAATACTTAGCAATTACGCATCAAGAGTGAACTTGATTGATAGTCTTGATGAAACAAATAGAATTGTTAACAAATACGGAATGAAGACAAACGACGATATTGTTAATCAGCTAATATTTGTTAATGAATTAGATAGAATGTTCGGTGCTCCTGCTGATATGACGTTTAAAGGCCAAATTTCACAAGCTATTGAAACAGGCTTGGATGTAGCAAGAGGCAATTTGGCTCAACGGGCAATGGATTTAATGGCGCAAGGTGCTGAGCGTATGCGTGGCATAAACGAAGAAAACGCCATAAAAGAAATTGAAAAGATACTCGCAAGAAGGAAGGCTGTAACGCCTGGAACTTCAATGGCGATTTCGCCAAACAGATAACATATTTGGAGTAGCAGATGGCTTACCTACCGCTTATAAACGTAGTTCCTCAATTTTTCGACAACCTAGGCGACCCCTTAGTCGGCGGTACGCTCAATGCTTATGTGGCAGGCACCAGCACGCCCACTAATATGTATTCAGATATTAGCGGTACCGTAGCAGGCACTAGCGTTACGCTGGATTCCAGGGGCGAGCCCACAACCATTAAAATGATATGGCTGGATACAAGTATCAGCTATAAATTTATTCTTAAAGACTCTAGCGGCACCACAATATGGACTGAGGATAATATTTCAGTAACAGGGGTTGCTGATGGCTCAATAACATCTGCAAAGCTTGCTAATGATGCTGTGACAACGGCAAAAATAGCAAGTAGCGCTGTGACCACTGCAAAGATTGCAGATGGAGCGGTAACACCATCAAAACTACAAAACAGCGGCTATGAGCTTGGTTCTCGCAACAAAATAATGAATGGCTCAATGATAGTCGCTCAGAGAGGAACGAGTTTTACAAGTCTCACTGGCGCTAACAGTTATACATTAGACCGTTGGTATTACGGTGGGAGTGGTTCAGGCGTTGTTACGGTATCACAAAATTCTGATGTTCCTAGCAGTGCTAGCGAGTTTCAATATTCTTTAAGAATTGCCGTAACAACTGCTGACACAAGCATTGGTGCGGGTGATTTTTCTGCTATTAGACAACTAATAGAAGGGTTCCAGGTACGTGATTTAATAGGCAGAACGTTTACATTATCGTTTTGGGTTAGAAGCACAAAAACAGGGACGCATTGTGTATCTTTCAGAAATGGTGGCTCAAACCGATCATGGGTTTCGGAATATACTATTAATGCTGCTGACACATGGGAATTCAAAAGCGTAACAGTAACGGGCGGCCTTATTACTGCTGGCACTTGGTACTGGACTAGCGATATAGGGTTACAAGCAACGTGGGCTCTTGCTAACTCTTCATCAAATCAAACATCAATGACAAATTCTTGGCAGACTGGAAATTACATAAGCACAGGTAACCAAGTTAACTGTTTAGATAGTACGTCTAATATTTTTGCGATTACGGGCGTACAGCTTGAAGCCGGAAGCAGTTATACGCCATTCGAGCATAGGCATTACGCTTTAGAGTTAACATTGGCTCAGCGCTATTATGAAACTCAAGACTATTACCCAATGCGAACAACTACTACGGGTATTGAAGCAATCACAAATAATCATGTTAGAAAACGTGCACAACCAACGTTTACAGCAACGCCAAACCAAGGGTCAGGGATTCAAATTTTTGGAAACTTAGACGGCTATCAGCAAGCGGCGACAAATACATTGGGTGGAACGGCTACGTGCATAATAAATTCAGAATTAACATTGGTGGGTATCTGATATGTATAAGCTAACGCATTTGCCAGCAATACTTAGATTATCTGACAACGCTTTAATTGGAATGTCGGAAGAGAATTATGATTACCGCGATTATTTAGCGTGGGTAGCTAAAGGTAACACTCCACTTCCTGCCGACCCTATTCCTAATCCGCGTATCGCAGAAATCCATGCTGAACTACAATTGATAGATATGAAATCCATACGTGCGCTGCGAGAAGGCGACTCTGCCAGGATTGCAGCGTTAGAAACACAGGCGGAAACGTTACGAGTCGAACTTAGGAGTCTTGCACAATGATGAAGAACGGCAAAAAGGGCAAAATGCCTGCAATCATGATCGCTATCGCTATGCCTTCTAAAAAGCCTAAAACCAAGGCTGAAATGAAAAAGGAAGCAATGGAAGACAAAGCAGAGATGGCAGCATTGAAAGCCTACGCTAAGAAAACCAAGAAAAAGGGCAAGTAGTTATGAAAGAGTACATCGCGGCACGACTCAAAGAACCATCCACCTGGCGCGGCTTGATTCTCTTGGCTACGGCTTGCGGTGTACCGATTGCGCCGCAGATGGGTGAAGCCATCATTGCGATTGGCTTAGCCCTAGCTGGCGGTGTTGGCATTCTAACAGCAGACTCCAAATGAAAGCGCTACTAGAGCTCATTAAGAAGTATGAGGGGTGCCATAGGCGTCAGGCTGACGGCACTCTGATTGCCTATAAATGCCCTGCGGGTGTATGGACCATTGGATGGGGGAGCACTGGTAGATACATCCGTGAGGGCACCGTCTGGACCCAGCAAAAGGCCGATGAGCGCTTAGCCAAAGATGCACAGGTTGCCATTGATGCGGCTCTCAAAGCCTCGCCAATCCTGGCTGGCAAAGAGTGCAAGCTGGCGGCTATCTCGGATTTTATCTACAACTGTGGAGCTGGTGCGTATGCCGGTTCTACGCTCAAGAAGCGCGTTGATGCTGGTGACTGGATATCGGCAGTGCATGAGATCAAGCGCTGGAACAAGGCTGGCGGCAAGGTGTTGCCAGGCTTGACCAAACGGCGCGAAGATGAGGCGCAATTGCTGCAAAAGTAGGCTAATATAACATTATCAACTATGAGGATTGCCCCATGCCGTTAAAGTCTGGAAAGTCTAAGAAAACCATCTCTAAAAACATTGGTGAAATGGTCGGCTCATTCAAAGAAACCGGCATGATTGGCACGTCCAAGCCTAAAAGCAAGAAGGCCGCTGTTAAACAAGCCGCTGCAATTGCTTATGACAAAGCGGGAAAGTCTCGCAAGAAAGGCATGAAATGAAGGGCCTGTACGCTAATATCCACGCTAAACGTAAGCGTATAGCTGAGGGCTCAGGCGAGAAAATGCGTAAGCCTGGGGCCAAAGGTGCGCCTACCGCTAAAGCGTTTAAGCAATCTGCAAAGACCGCCAAGAAAGGTACGTAGCATGGGCGAGAAAGCCGGTTACGATGGTCCAGAGCGTAGACACGCGCCCACTTTGACTGATGAGCAGATAGAACATATAGCTCAGCGTGCGGCAGAACTGGCCGTGCAGAAAATGACGACTGAGATTTACGCCTCGGTCGGCAAAAACATTCTGCACAAGCTTTTTTGGGCATTAGGCGTCATGGCCGCTGCTGTTACGATCGGTAACGTAAGCCTTAAAGAGCTTATTAAGTGAGGGGCTATCCCTCACTTAAATTCCTTCATATCAAATAACTGAAGCAACTCTTTACGCAGTGGCGACACGTCCACTTCTGGATATGCTTCTGCCAGTAACTCCAAGTAGCGCAGTGCAATCTGCGCTTGGTTTGGAGATTCGCAGCTGTTAATGACAGCCCATGCTTTTTTAAGTAGTTCGCTCATTTTGTCCTTCTTGCTATTTCACGCTCGATGTACCAAACAGCCTTACGCAAATCTTCGATTTCATCGCCTTTTAACCCTGCACGCCATACATACTTGAGGGCATTACCAAGGCAAAAAGTCATGTGTTCCGTAATCTGAATGCACTCTATTCCGCTTGGATGTTGGGTGTAATGTTTTGGATGATTGACAGCATCATAGTGCTGTCCAGTATTGCCGTTCTGACCTATGTTAGAGTTACGCATACACGCTCCTGAGCAATTACCTTCTGGGTAGTTGCAGTCAAATTCTAAACATGGATTCATTTAAAACCCCGTAATGCAAACAGCAAATAAAACGCCTGTTGCGATTCCAAATAAAGCGCATCCAATTATATCTTTCATTCTCGCAGCCCCATGTTAAGTAATGCTTAAATATTAAGTTTTACTTAAAACATTGTCAAGGACGTAACGCATCAAGAAGTTCATTTTGTTGTGCATCTTTTTGATGCAGTACAGTTATTACGCGTTCGTCTATGCCGCCCGAGGTAACTAAATGCACTATTCGCACTGGGCGCGTTTGCCCTTGGCGATGTAAACGAGCGTTAAACTGTTGGTAGAGTTCAAGTGACCAGTTCAAACCAAACCAAACACATAGAGCGCCGCCGTCTTGGAGATTGAGGCCGTGACCGGCACTTGCTGGATGAGCCAGCAGCATACGAATTTTGCCAGCGTTCCAACGAGCAATCGTAGACGGTTCTTTATCCAAAACAACCGCATCTGGGAAACGATCGCGTATACGGGCCAAGTCTGATTTATAGTTGTAAGCTACCAATACCGTCTCGTTGGGGTTGTCCTCCATGATCTCGGCCAAAGCGTCGAGCTTGGCAGCATGGAGCGCTGACCAATTACCCTTGTCATCAGTATACGTCGCGCCGTTGCACCACTGGAGCAGTTTGTTTGCCAGTACTGCCGCGCTGCTTGCTTCAATTTCTTGCCCGTCTGGTAACTCGGCTAGCAATGTACGTTCAAAGTTTAAATATGCTTTTAGAGTTGCTGGCGGCAAGTAGACCGGCTCAACTAAATTAATGCGCTCAGGCAGTTGTAAGTAGTCGCTAGCGGCCATGCTTATCCATGAGTCGGCAAGCAGAGTGTGGATTTTCTCGGCGGCTCCGGCCTTTGGTGTGTGTTTGTAGCCCATAAAATCACCGTCGAAAAAGCGCTGTTTGTACGCTGTGTATGTCTTGCCAAGCGCCATCCCTTGGTCGATTAGATACTGTTGCGCCCATAGGTCTAAAAGACTGTTTGGCGCTGGCGTGCCAGTAAGCAGCACCATATAGTTGGTCATCGGCAGTACGCGGCGTATAGCCTTCCAGCGCTGAGCGGCTTGTGACTTGAAGCTGCTCGACTCGTCGATAATGACGGCATCGAACGGCCATTTATCTCGGCAATGCTTCACTAGCCAGGGAACGTTTTCGCGATTGATGACATACACGTCTGCGGTTTTTTGCAAAGCTGTCAGGCGTTGGCGTTCTGTGCCAGTGCAAATAATCACTTTAAGACTTTGCAGGTGTGACCACTTTTTTACCTCTTGCGCCCATACGCTATTTGCGACACGCAACGGAGCTATGACCAGCACGCGATCTACTATGCAGCCGTCGAGTAGATCGGCCATGGCCGTGAGCGTCGATACGGATTTACCTAATCCCATTTCTAACGCGAGGCCACATCGACGTTTAGATTTAATAAAATCTACTGTTCGACGTTGATATTCATGCAAGTCGTTAGGGGAAAGCATCAACTGCTTCCAGAGTATCAATAACGCGTACATCACAACCCAATGCTCGTCGGCGCTCATGATCGCGTTGTTGGTTTTCAGTTGGTTTTGCGCCTGGGGCCTTTAACTCGACAAAAATAATACGGCCACCAGGAAGTGTTACAATTCGATCTGGAACACTGCGTTTGTTTGGACTAGTAAACTTTTCGGCCATGCCTCCAAGTGTTTTAACGCGTTTAACTAATGCTGTTTCGATATGCTTTTCAAGCATAACCAACCTCTTGTAATAGTTCCTGGGCAGCTTTTATATAAACCGCATAATTTACGTCATTTGGAAATCCGCAAAACTCCATGACCGGCTTCGCGCCGCCTGAGTTCGGCACGCGGTTATTGTTGGTCGCATAATGAATACACTCGTCTGGTAGTACAGTCGTTGAGTGATAGAAGCGCACAGCTTTACCCAGTCGCTCATGTCTCCACATCGCGCCACCTTGCACGCGCCGTATGGTGACAAACTGTGTGAGGTCAGTACAACCGTGTATTGTCTCTTCAATGGGCGTACCCTTGGCAATGTGCTGCGCTACGGCGGTATAAATGATCTGGCCGTCTGGGTTTTTGGCGAGGCTGGCGGGAGCGAAAATGCCCTTACCCTTGATCTTGCCGTCAGTCCTCACGGCGACGTAGTTATTCACGTCGCGGCTGGCAATGACGCTGTACGCTGTGCGCTCCAATTGGTAACTAGTGTCGAGCATCCAGTCAAACGTAATTTCATCCACTACATCGGCTTGTGCCGTAGAGTGGCAAACGACAATGCCGTCAGTGTTTGCGCTAATCACCCGCACGCCTGCGACCTCAAGCCGTTCGATTAGCATAAGTAGCGCAAGTTGGCCGGTAATTGTTGTCTGAATAAGTAACTCGGGCGCGTAAAGTGTGCTGTACTTCGACCCGAACTTGCCGAAAGAGCCATTGAGCGTAATCTTGAGCGTATCGGCTGTTACTTTATCGCCGGAGCGTTTGGCAGCAAGGCGGCGATTAATCAGGGACTGATATAGCGTCAAAAACGGTTTGCCAAACGCTCCTGGCGCAAGCTGTTGCTGCATGATGATTGATGGGTAATAGGAAGCTACATCGTAGTCTGCCAGTACCATGCCGCCGTCAGTCTTGACGCACTGGCGTTGCTCGCAGGAGTGCAGACCACCAATGCCCATTTGATATTCAGCTTGTCCGATCTGGATACGAGATTCTTTTAACCACATTGGCATTTGGACGGACCCATTTGGCCCAAGCTGCCAATTCTCAGCCATTATTCGTTTAAACACGCCTGTCAGGTATGGTGACTGAAACTTAATAATTTTGGGGTCACGGTATTTAAACGTGTACCCGTCTTTAAGTTCTGGTTTTCGGTATTCTTTGCCGGTTAGTTTTTTAAGCTCATGTGTAATTAATTTCTCGGCAATCTGCGCATCTGAAAGACTGCGAAAATCCATATTATATTGCTTGCCCATATCTACACGTAGATCAATCTGCGGCTTGAGTGCCCTGTAAAGCAGGTGCGTGGTATGTAGATCGTTCTCGCAATATTCGCGCACAATAAAACGTTGTTCTTGATTGATGCTAGCGTCTGGCTCAATCGGCAAATCTTGCATTTTTGGAGCATTAAGTCTTCCGCCGTAAATCTTTAAACTCGATTGTCCAGGTGCAACTTCGATAAGGTCAATGTGGTCCCAAGAGTCGGGTATACGCAATTCGTATGTTTTTAAGATGCGCCAGATCGATTCGTTAGACTTGATAATAGTGTCGGCTAGTTTCTTTATTTGCGTAATGCTGTAATTATTCAACGCTGCGGCAAGTAATGGAAGATCAAAATGGTTACCATTAAAACTCATAGTTACATGCTTCATGAGTTTATGGAGGCGAGCCTTATTGATAGGTTGACCATCAAAAGCTTCGATATGAGTGATTTTGCCTGTCTCTATGTTGAGCGCAGAAACTAAAAAATAATCCGAGTAAATTTCGGTATCAATAATGAGCATGAGGGGTAGCCTCTAAGTGATATGAAAAGGGCCGGAGTAACCGGCCCTGATAGTTTAGAAGAAGGCGTCGTCTTCATCGTCGAATGCGTTGAATGCGTTGAACTCTTCAGCACTTGTTCCACCGTCACCAAACGGCTCACCGTCACGTACAAATTGCACGCCATCAAGCTGTGCGTTTATGCGCTTACCGTACTGATTGTTTTGCGCCCATAATGTAATTATTCCATTAACATAACATCCAGCGTAAATAATATTATCATCTTCGCTGATGGCGCTTTTATCTCGATTAATAACTAATGGACGCTTTTTAGTAGACGCTTTGATCGTCATTTTACCCGCGTATTCGGGACGGTCCATCTCGTCGCCATCTTTTAAACAAAGTTTATCTGACGCAACTTTACCCTTTAGTTCGTCTTTCTGTAATTTGGCTATTACAGCTTCAATTTCAGAAATGGTCTTGGCATGATCTTTCTTATCAAGAATAAACGTAGCTTCGTATTTGCCAGTAGATTCACCGCCAAATGAAGCCATTTGAAAGAGCGAAGGAAAAGAAAGGCGTGCAGAAGGGATTTTAACTTTAGACATTGGTTTTTACCTTTTAGCGTTTTTGTTGAGCCGTTACCGGCTTTTTAAGTATCGGTTAATTTTTAAAGTGTGTCAAATTCTGAAGCAATATCAAATATTGACGGTCTGGAATCGGACTCTGGCGCAAGAGTCGGTTTACCTTTTGGCTTTTCAATAAGATCAGAAATATCAGGTATGCGTTTTTTGCCGAGTGCTTTTTCTGCTTTTGCTACTGATAAAATTTTACGTTCAAACGCATCATTTCCGAGCAATGAAATAAGACGTTTTTCGGCTTCAGCATCGTTAGACCATTGGCGCAAACTTCGCCCTTCCACAAGTTTATAACCAGGAAATGTGCCAGATTCATTAATAATTGACGATATATGATCTTCTACAGCATCAAGCCAAGAAACAATTAATTTCTTTGCATCCATTGCTTTGCGTAATTGTTCGTTTGTTAGTTTATCTGGATTTTGTAGTGTTAAATCATCAAAACTGCTCATTAGTACATTTTCCGTATGTTTTGCTAATGCGGGGCATGTTGCTTTTGCTTTGCAGAACTGGCACTGCTTTTCACCAGGAATGCGCGGAGCATTTGGTTTTAAAGCCTCTTCAGCAGAGCGTTTAATCCACTCGCCTAATGCTAACAATTCATCTCGCGTCAGTCGCCATTCGCTAATATGATCTATGCGCGGCTGTACTATATGTACGTGGAAATATTCAGGGTCATAAAAATCAAAACGTTTCAAAGCACCTAGCGCATAAAGTATTGCTTGTGTGTTTTGATAAGCGTCAACCATTACGCCTTTGCCATATTTAAAGTCGATTACATGGACTGTTGTACCATCAAAAGCTAGTGCATCTGCTGTGCCGAATCCTTCTGGAACATAATCAGAAAAGTCTAATCTTACTTCCTGATCAAGATCGCAATTTTTACCAACAGTAATTACATAGTCTACATAAGCCTGTACTGCCGCGCACATTTCATAACTAACTGTTAAAGCATCATGTGTAGGATGCTTTAAACCTTCATATTGAAACGCAAACAAATGAGGGCTATTAATCAATACGTGTTCTGCTAACTCATGCGCAGCCGTTCCTTCATCTGCAAAATGCGAACGCGTATCTGGTAATCCTTCTTCTGCTTTTACTGAACCTGGGCAATTAATCCAACGATGAGACCCACTAGCAGATAGTTTTGCGTGAGCTTTCATTGTATTGCCTCCAATGCTGTTTTTAGTTTTGGCAAACAATCAGTGGGCACTTTGCTTAAAGTTTTTGCTCCACCAAACGAATTGATTAGCTCTTTAATCTTTGGCTTAAGATTTTGGTCTTTGCGTACCAACTCAGTACATAACGCTTGCAAGTCATCAATTGTTACAGGTGTTGATGTGACTTCTTCTGAGGCTACTGGTGGATGCTCAGGAATGCTTGGCTGCTCAGGAATGCTTGGAAGTGCTGCATGTGACACGCCTATTAAAGTTGCTGTAAGTCCATTTATTGCTTCCCGTAGTGATGCAATTTCTTGGCGCAAATTGGTAATTTCTACTTCTAACATTTTGATTCCTTTTTAGTCTGTTTAGTTTTAGGTTTAAGCATTGCTTTAAACATTTGTAATGTTAAGCTATGATTAAAGAGTCGTCAACTTTGGAGAGCGTTATGGATAAAGAAACTGATCAGTATGAGAGGGTGATTGCCTATTTTGGCTCCCAAGCCAACGCAGCTAAGGCTTTAGGCATATCTTCTGCTGCTGTTGCCCAATGGAAGATAAAAGCAATTCCTCCGCAACGTGCTATACAAATAGAGGCATTAAGTCAGGGCAAGATCAAAGCGTTAGAGCTAATACCTAGCCTCAAATAATAAAAAAGCCCGATAAGCTAAGCTTACCGAGCTAAAAGCTAGGAACAAACAAAACGACAGGTTAAGTATAACTTATGAACTCTACAAAGACCAAAACATCACACATTTTTAATGTGTTTCCAGTGAATTTAATCCATACAACAGGTAAGGATAAGCCGGAAAAAAAGCCCGCTGTGCGAGGTTGGCAGTCACATATGGCTGCTGTTGAAGATTTAGCTTTCTCTCAAAACATAGGTGTCGGTGTCCCAGAATCTCACGTTTTTATTGATCTCGATACTTATAAGGGGGTTACTCGCGAGGCAGTTGATGTTGCACTTGGCGTAACGTTGCAGTGGGACGATGCTTTAATTCAACGCACAGTGTCAGGTGGCGAACACTATTGTTTTAAGCTTCCTGAAGGCGTTGAAGTACGGCAAGGTTCATCATTACTTGGCGTCTCAGGCTTCGATACTAGAACACATGGTAAGGGATGGATTTGCACAGGCGAAGGCTACGAAGACATGACACTTGTTGGTATGCCAGAGGCTGTTTTTCTTGAATCATGGCCCATGTTGCCAGGATTAGCAGTCGAGCGTATGCAAGAAGTCGAAAGGTCTTTGATCGACGGAAAGGAACCACTTGGCTACACCGAAGAGCAATTGCGCGAGATTTTATCGGTTTTAGACCCGTCTCCTACCGCACGTGAAGATTGGTTAGCTGTTGGAATGGCCTTACACCATGAGACAAATGGTAGTCGTGAAGGATTCCGTTTGTTTGATGAATGGTCAGGGTCACGAGACGAAGACGGAAAACTGCGGTATGCCAAATATAAAGTCGATGATGTACGCAACGCATGGCAGAGTTTTAAACGCAAAGGCGCAGGCACCGTAACCACGGCTAGAACATTGCGAATGATGGCAGCTGAGCAAGGGCTTTTTGTTGACCCTCATCCGGTAAAAGCTGAAGACTTCGACGACTTTGAATGTGAGACATTGCCCAATGAAGTTGTAAGTACATCACTCAGATTTAAGCGCGATAAGAAAGGTAAGATTGAAGCCTCCTTAGAGAACGTTGATACCGCTTTAAGGTCGTTTGATTTCTGTGGCATGGATATACGTTTTGATCAATTTCGCGATGAAATTATGTATTCCGAGCCTGGAACTAAAGCTTGGCGTGCCTTTGCTGATGCCGATTATTCCAGATTGCGAATCATGCTTGAGCGCCGAGGCTTTAAAGCTGTTGGACGTGAGCTTATACGTGATGCTGTCTTGCTTGTTGCTGATGAAAACCCTTTTGATTCTGCTATCGAATGGCTCGATGGGTTGGCATGGGATGGACTCAGCCGTATTGATAATTTTCTAGTCGATTACTTTGGCGCTGAGGCAAGCTCATACACCACTGCTGTATCACGTTATATGTGGTCAGCGATGGCGGGACGAGTTCTTGCTCCAGGATGCAAAGCCGATATGGTTCCGATTTTGGTTGGTCGTCAAGGCGCAGGTAAAAGCTCTGGCGTTGCCGCTATGTCTCCTGCTCCTGACTTCTTTGCTGAGATTTCATTCCACGAACGAGAGGAAGACCTTGCACGAAAGATGCGTGGTCGTTTGGTTGGAGAGATCGGAGAGCTTCGCGGCCTTCATACCCGAGAACTTGAGCATATAAAAGCTTTCATCACTCGCACTCATGAGAATTGGATTCCTAAGTATCGGGAGTTTGCCGTTTCATTTCCGAGGCGGCTTTTATTTGTCGGAACTACTAATCAGCAGGAGTTTTTGGCTGATGAGACTGGTAATAGGCGATGGCTTCCGGTGCAGGTTGATGGCGGCGATGTGGTGGCTATTGAGCGCGATCGACTCCAATTGTGGGCAGAGGCAAGGGAGTCATTTAAGGCCAATGGGATAGCTTTTAGGGAGGCCGAAGAGCTGAGTAAAGCAGTCCATGAGCATCACATGATCAGGGATGCGTGGGAAGAGATCATATCGGCTTGGTTGGACGAACCGGACATGTTAGACGGCAAGCCTCCTAGGGAAAGAGGCAAAATAAAGACTGCGGATGTATTGATGGACGCCCTGAACTTCGACAAAAAACATATTGGTCGAAGGGAAGAGTTGCGTATCGGAAGGGTAATGAAAGCTCTTGGATACGAGAAGAAGAAAGAACGACTTAACGGAAAACCAGAGTGGTGCTTCATTCCGAGAGCCCCATTCTGATGTTTTGTTCCAGAACTTTGGCGTTGTTCCAGAAGTGTTCCAGAACTTTTTGAAACTTCTGGAACGCCTCAAACCCAATAACGGCGCGGTCTCCAGCTAAGTGTTCCGGTTGTTCCAGATCTTTTCTAGTAACAAGTACTAGATATGACTAAAAGGTAGTGTTGGGGAATATATAGGAAAAGTTCTGGAACAACTGGAACAACTGGAACGGCTGGCCGGATACCATCGTGGAAAAAGAACTATGAGAAACCTGAACAAACTTACCAACGACGAACTACTCTCAATCAACTCGGGCATCAACTTCGTGGTGCTGTCTTCGAGCTTTGACATTAACCTCGCCGCAGGGGAGCGAGTGCTTAGTGTTAGGTTTAGTCGGCCTGTCCTCAAAAGACCCATGACGCCAAAAGTTGCTGACTTCGTTTTGGCCTGGGTTAAGACGCACCCACATCACTGGCTAGTTGAGGTAACAGGACACTACGTCGCTGATAAACAGGTCTATGATGAAACAGTAGAACTTGAAGCCTTTGCTAAACTTGATTGGCTAACCGAAGCTTACAAGCAGGCTATCGATGAGGTGACCAGCGCAGGCAACTACGGAAAACTTGTAGGGGTCAGCTGGAAAGCACGCATAAAAACAACAGCAGAGCGTAAGAGGTAAAAAGCATGAACGAATGGGGTAACGGCCTGCACATGGTGCATAGCCGATTAGATCGGCCTGCCAGCACGCAAACCGCACTGGCGCAAAAACAAAAAGAACGAGATGATCTTTTGCTGGCGGTGCAAATGTTCGAGGCTAAGGGCGGCGAGATTACACGAATACCGTATGGCGTCAGCAAAGAACAGCAGTTAGTAAAAATGCGCAGCGGTGAGTTTGAAATCATTACATCGAAAGAGTTGGCGGTACGTTGGAAGTTGCGAGGCGGTACACTGCCTACCGTGTTAAACAAATTTGAAAACCTCATGTCTATTATGATCGATGGGCAAAAAGCGTTTTGGATTGAAGATATTAAGCGGATAGAGTTAACAAAAGACTTTGCAATGAAGGGCAAGAAGGCGCTGTGAATGAGCTTGTATACAAAACGCTGTCTGCTGTGTGCATCATTTTGATGCTGCCTCTCATTGTTACAGCGTTTGTGCTAGTCTTAATATTGACAGCTGTCAAAATGATTTTTGAGAAAAATAAGCCAGATGACCCAGACTTCTGGCAAAACTAAAGTCGTATGGAGTAGTTATGCCAAAGGGCGTCAAGTACGGCGGCAGAACTAAAGGCACGCCGAATAAAAATACATCCGATATCCAAGCTAAGCTTGATGCGCTTGGCTGTGACCCTATCCAGGGTATGGCCGAGATTGCAGCCGAGGCTCGTCGTACCGGCGATCTTAATTTAGCCGGAACGATGTATAAGGAATTGGCACAGTACGTTGCTCCTAAGCGCAAGGCTGTTGAGGTGCAAGGCGATGTGACGCTTGGCGGCGGCCTAAGCATCAAGTGGGAAGAGTGATCTAGCGTGCGCCCCTACCTGTCCCGTTCGCTAGCGTGAGCCTGCCACGATAAACAGGCACCAATCACAGAGGACTTATGCAAGTCACATTACCTTACAAGCCACGACCTTTACAGCGAGAAATACACGCCTCACTGCGGCGTTGGAATTTGCTTGTCTGTCACAGACGCTTCGGCAAAACAGTTTTTGCAATTAACGAGCTGATTAAGCAGGCGGCAAAGTGCGATAAGAAAATGCCGAGATACGCTTACGTTGCGCCGTATTACAAACAAGCCAAACAGATAGCATGGGATTACCTCAAAGACTTCACGCGGCCTATTCCTGGCATAAAGATTAACGAAAGTGAATTGCGCGTTGATTTCCCATGGGGCGCTCGCATCCAGTTATTTGGCGCTGACTCGCCCGACTCAATGCGCGGCCTGTACCTCGACGGGGTGGTGCTTGATGAATACGCCGACATGTCCCCTAGAATCTTCTCAGAGGTCATTAGACCGGCGTTAAGCGATAGGGAAGGTGGAGCTATCTTCATAGGGTCTGCAAAGGGCGGTACGCCATTCTATGACCTCTGGGAGCGTGTTAAAGATGACCCCGATTGGTTTGTGAAGGTCTATCCCGCGTCAGAGACAAAAGTAATCCCCGAAGCGGAGCTGGCAGACGCTAAAAAGATCATGGACGATGATGAATACAACCAAGAATACGAATGCTCCTGGACTGCCTCGATCAAGGGGGCGTATTACGGTAAGCAATTGGCTGAGGCACATGAGCAGGACCGCATCGGTAAAGTGCCATACGACCCACGACTACCCGTACAAACGGCGTGGGATTTAGGTGTTGGTGACAGCACTGCCATATGGTTTTTCCAGGTGCTCGGGCAAGAGGTGCGCATCATCGATTTTCACGAAGACTCTGGCGAGGGCTTGCCGTATTACGCCAAAATCCTCGACCAGCGAGGCTACAAGTACGGTGATCACTGGGCACCGCACGATATACAAGTGCGCGAACTAGGCAGCGGAAAAAGCCGCATAGAGACCGCAAAGATGCTAGGGATACAGTTTCGTATCGTGCCTAACTTGAGCATCGACGATGGCATTCATGCGGTGCGTAATACCATTCCACGCTGTTGGTTCGATGCCAAAAAGTGTGAGCTTGGCTTGCAAGCGCTTCGTAATTATCGCAAGGAGTTCGACGATCGACGTCAGGAGTACAAGCCGCGACCGTTGCATGACTGGTCAAGCCATGCTGCTGATGCGTTCCGTTACCTAGCGGTTGGCCTTAAAGACAAGCAAAAGGCCAAAACCACTTTGCAGCCTAAGCTACAGCTGGCCTAGCGTGTGCTAACATTAGGGTAACTCAATGGAGGGCAAGCTGTGGCCGTCACGCTCAACACAACGCTGCGGAATAACCGCGCTGACCAAATTACCTCGTTTGCTGGCACCTCGGCCAAGCTTCGCATCTACACAGCTGGTTATGCCTCTCAGCTCGTAGAGCTAATCTGCAACGCCTCAGCCTTTGCCCCTGCTGCCTCTGGTGGCACGCTTACGCTTAACACCATTAGCGTGGGTGCAGCCACAGCATCGGGCACAGCAGCCATTGCACGCATCTACAAGTCTGACGGTACAACGCTGGTCATGGAAGGTTTGACCGTCGCAACAAGCGGCGCAAACATCAACCTTAGCACCACGAGCATTACCACTAACGACCTAGTGTCAGTGAGTGCCGCAACGATTACGGAGGGCAACAGCTAATGCCAGTCGTAGTTACCCATACCAAAGTATCCGCCATTGCCGATGACCCTGTAGCCTCAGCCGCAGGGCAGGTGCTCCCTAGTGACTGGAACGCCAACCATACGCTTACTGGCCTTGGCACCATGGCTGAGCAAGCCTCGAACAACGTAAGCATTACTGGTGGTTCAATCACTGGTATTACCGATCTTGCCGTAGCTGATGGCGGTACAGGCGCGTCTACTGCAGCAAATGCACGTGTAAACCTGCTGCCTAGCTACACAGGCAATGGCAGCAAAGCGCTTACGCTCAATAGCGGCGCTACAGATGTACAGTGGACTACGCTTGTAGACCTGACCAGTGCACAAAGCATTACCGGCGTTAAGACGCTTACCGACCCTGCAATTGTCGGAACTATCCTTGAGGATATTTTCACTATTACGGATGGCGCTGCGTTCGAGATAGACCCAGGTAACGGCTCCATTCAGCTGATCACGCTTGGCGCAAACCGCACACCTAAAGCTACTAACTTTGCAGCAGGTGAGAGTGTAACGCTCATGGTTCTGGACGGTACCGCATACACGATTACGTGGACTGACTCTACATTTGGCTCTGGCGGCGTTGTGTGGGTAGGAGGCTCTGCGCCTACACTTGATACCACAAAGTACACCGTTATTGAGCTCTGGAAAGTAAGCACGCAGGTATACGGCGCACTGGTGGGGGCTGCTTAATGCAATCGCATCAAATGAAACGTGCAGCTGGTAATTCAGCGCCTACTGACCCTAACTTTAAGCAGACTGTATTGCTGCTTCATGGGGATGGCACTAACGGCGGCCAAAATAACACGTTCATTGATAGCAGCACAAACAACTTTACTATCACGCGCAACGGCAATACCACACAAGGTACGTTTAGCCCGTTTAGCCAGTCTGATGGTTATTGGTCTAATTATTTTGATGGGACGGGCGATTATCTAAGCATTGCAGATAATGCAGCGTTAGATATGGGTTCTTCTGATTTCACTATAGAGGGCTGGTATTACCCCGTTGGCAATGCAGCAGTTTCTACAGGCATTGTTTCAAAAAGAGCAAACTCTTCAACTGTTGGCGGGGTTCTTTTGTATTATGGGTCAACAGGATTAACACCTAGTTTGCTGGTAGATACAGGCGGGACATGGGGAATAAACATAGCGTCATCCATTGCATTTAATGGGAACGCTTGGAATCATTTTGCAATCGTTAGAAACGGAACAGCATTTAATTTGTATATAAATGGTGTTTCTGGCGTGTCTGCTACGTCTTCTGCCACAATTCCTGATAATGCTTCAGATTTTTGCATTGGCTCTGCTGGTGGGTCAACTTTTCCAATAAGCACATGTTACATGAGCAATTTTCGCGTAGTTAAAGGAACAGCCGTATATACAAGCGCATTCACGCCGCCAACAGTGCCATTAACTGCAATAACAAATACGTCACTGTTAACATGCCAATCAAACAGATTCAAAGATAATTCAAGCAATGCGTTTACGATCACCAGTAATGGTAATACAGCAGTAACGGCGTTTTCTCCGTTTGCACCAACAGCTGCTTATGTTGCGTCAACTAATGGTGGAAGTGCGTATTTTGATGGGACTGGTGATTATTTAAGTGTTGCAGATAATGCAGCACTAGAAATGGGCAGCAGTAATTTTACAATTGAATGCTGGTTTTATCCTTTGTCATTGCCAGCAGATAATCTTATTGCAGACTTTGGAAGCCAAGGAACGCAAGCAAGTTTAATTCCTTTTTATTGCGTAAGCTCAAGCTCAAGTGTCGTTTACTATATTTCAAGTGGTGGCGGGGCTTGGAATATTGCAAGCGGCGTAAGTTTTGGTGGCACGCTAAGAATGAATCAGTGGCACCACTTGGCGTTAGTAAGAAATGGAAATACTTACACACCATATTTTAATGGTGTAGCAGGAACAACAACAACTAGCAGCTCGTCAATTAACGATTCGGCAGTAAATAAATTTATTGGTTCTGCTACAACAGGAACTTCCGCAATAAATGGGTACTTATCAAGTTTTCGCGTAGTAAAAGGCACTGCTGTTTATACAGCAGCGTTTACGCCGCCTACGGCACCGCTTACAGCAATTACAAATACTCAATTGCTATGCAATTTCACCAATGCAGCCATATTCGACAATACAGGCAAGAATGATTTAGAGACTGTAGGCAATGCGCAGATAAGTACCTCTGTTGTTAAGTACGGTACTGGCTCAATGTATTTTGATGGGACTGGTGATTGGCTGCTTGCGCCAGCAAATCCAAATTGGGATTTTGGCTCAGGGGATTTTGCAATTGAATTGTGGTTGAACCCGTCAAGCACAACAACTACTGATGCTGTGGTTTCAAAAGGAATTGTTAGCAGTACTGGCAATGAAGTTTGGACGCTTCAGTGGTATGGAACAAATACGCTAGCATTTTTTTCTGGTGGTGGATTAGGGTCTCCAATTGTAACTACTACATCAACGTTTTCTACTGGAACTTGGTATCACGTTGCAGTAACGCGATCTAGCGGAACTACAAGAATTTTTGTAAATGGTACGGTAGAAGCAACATCGTCAACGTCATATACCATAACCGCTGGTGGGCAACTTTATATTGGGGCAGGGTGGTTTGCGCCTGCCTCAAGAGATACGTCAGGATATATAGACGACTTGCGCATTACTAAAGGCGTTGCGCGTTACACTGCAAACTTTACTGTGCCTGCTAGGGCATTCCCTGATAAATAGAGGCCGCTATGCTGATATTCAAAAATGGCA